TTAATCTTTTTTACATCTCAACATATGATTATTTATTTCTTTTAAACTTGCTTTAATTTCTTGTAAATCTGATTTAAAAGCATTTTCTATTTTTTCTATCTTTTCTTCTATGATTTTATCTTTTTCATTACTCCAATTTTCAAATGCTTTTCTATGTTCATCATATACAATTTTATCTAGCTTTTTATCAATCATTTCTTCTAGTCTAGCATTATTCTTTTCAAATTTTTTATCTAAACTTGAAATTATGCCCCAAATAAACCCAACAATGCCTAATATACTCCCAGCAAATGCTAAATGTTCTTGTGTTAAAGATATCATAAATAATATTATTCCCCTTTCCTAAAATGACTAGCCCCAAATATTCTAACCATTCTATACATTAAATTTCTTTTTATTTTATTTACTCCACATTCTTTCATAATTTCTAAGAATATCTTATCAGCTTCTGCTCTTGTAACATTAATTTTACATTGATTTGAATATAGCCAATCATGAATAACTGCCGCTCTTCCATGTTTACCATATGAATTTATAATATTTCTGAAAATTCTAGGTACTGAAGCATAATCAGTTTTAAAACCTTTTGGAACAACTATAACTCCTCTTGATGTTTGATAAAAATAATCCTCCATAACTTCCCAATATTTATCATCTATTGGCATTGTTTTAAGTTTAGATATTTCCATTTTATCCCTCCTTATCTTCTAAATTGAATATTATCTGCTGTTCCTAATTGAAAATGTACAGAGTCTTTTTGCTTCCAATTTCCACCCCATACTATATTATATTTATCAATAAGTCCTTTGCTTTTTGCAACATCATAAATAGCTTTATAATATTTATAATCCCATCTAGCAACTGTCTTTTCTTTTTCTTCTCCAGTTTTCTTATCTGTATATTTTTCTTTTTCTAAGACTGCTATATCAACAGCATATCCATATCCATCTATTTTTACTTGGTGTTTTGATTTTAATTTATATCCATCACACCAACTGACTTTTGGTTGTTTGTTGCCATTGCTATCATATAAAATAGTTCTTCCTTTTTGATATTCATGATTTTGTTCTTCAGCAGTTCTAACTCCACAAGTTATTTTAAAATCGTATGGAGATTCCTTTATAAGTTCTTTTATAAAATTTACAACATTTGGATGAACTCCATTCATTTTTTCTAAACTCACATTTGATAAACTAAACATATAACCTCCTTAAATATAAAAAAAATTATTTTTTATATCCAAAATTAAATTTTGTTGCTTCTCTAAATATAAAATCTTTAAAATTTATATTTAATAAAAACTATTTTAAAAAAATGACCTTGTAATATCAATGTTAAAGAGTTTTATTAAAGGTAGTTATATAAAACTACCTTAACTTTAAAAACTCTTAATTCTAGACTTTAGCTAGTGCATTGTGTATTTCTTTTCTTTTTTTCTCAAATTCATCTTTTGTAAGCTCTTTTGGATTAATTTTTGTTTTAAAATAATGTTCTGTATCATAAACAGATTGAGTAAATGTTTTCCCAAAGCTAGCTAGCACTAAAGATTGCTCTAAATTTAATTCCAATCCAAAATTATCTTCAAAATACCAAGTTATTGGTTTTTCTTTACCATAAACAGTTTTTTCTGCCAACATAAAAGTTATATTTGAAGCTAATAATGTTACATCTTTATCTCTACATCTTTGTCTATGTTCTGTTTTATCTACTTTATAATCAAATCCATAATCTAATACTTCAGCTTTTAAGCTATCTATTGTATTAAAATAATCTTTTCTTTGTGCTTCTGTGTCTAGGATCCACAAGTGTTTTTCACTATCCCAATTTAAGTACTTGTCATCTCCTTGTGGCTTTGGCACTTTTATTATTTTTTTATTTTCTATGAACTCGCCAACTTCAAGAGTTATTTCAATTTCATTTGCAACTTTTTCATCTCTTGTCATTTCTCTAATTGTGTTATTATCAAAAATAGGATAGTTGAATGGTGTATCTCTTTCAATTATCGTTGAATTGTCTTTTTGAATGTTAGGATAATATGAAAAAATTGCGTCCCAACCACCATATAACTTGACTTCTTCTGATGTTAAGTTTACATCAAATAATAGTTTTGGTAATTTTTCTTTTGAATATATATAATACATTTTTTCTCCTTTCAAATTTTGATATTTTAGGTTATCTGTTCCATCACAGACGGATATTTAAAATAATGAATATTTGCATATTAGAAATAAAATTTGCAAGAGTAGCAAATAAAGATGTAATTATGCCTGCAACAGCTTTACCTGCTGAATTTAGACCTAAAAATGTTGAATACCTGTCTGCAATTGCTTCAACAGGTGGTATTAAGATGGACTATCATTGGCTTAGATTAGAGACAAATGGATATTTTTACACTCATAATAATGCTGGAATAACTGTTAGAAATTTACAAACAACAATAGCTTATATAGCTGCTAATTAATGTATATTTTTAGCAGGATAACTTATTGTAAAATAGTAAGCACCAGCATTGTCATCAGCTTCTGATTTTATTAAATTCCCATTAGCATATAAGAAAAATGTGTTAGACTTAGTACTATTTCTGTAAGAAGCACTAAAATATAGAGTTTTATCTGGTCTATATTTTTCAGGTAATGTAAAAATTGGGACACCGTTTTTATTAAAAAAAGCTGTTCCACTGTCAACAATAAGAGTTACCATACCTGCAATTTTATACACTCTTATATCTGTTGCATTAGTTATAGATAATTTTTCACTTTCTAATCTTGAGAAATTTTCCAATCTATTAAGATTTTCTAATATAGACATATCTATAAAATTTCCATTTGGCATTGGAGCAGGGCCCCCAACTTTACATTTGTAATATTTCTTTGTAAGTTCAGAATAATAGACATTTCCAACTACTGCATTTGTAATAGGAAAATCTCCATCATGCTTTCCAACTGCTGATACAAGCCTATCATTTAAGCCTTTTGAATTCTTTTCTGTATCTCCTTTTAGTTTAAGTATGTAATCCTCTATTTTATCCCATAATTCATTCCAAAAATCTCTAAATTTACCTTTATGATTTGCTTTCCAAACTGGTAATTTCATTTCCTTTGTTACTTTTTCAACTTCTAATCTTCCTTGTGGGTCTTCTATCCAATGTGCCATTTTTACCTCCTTGAAATTTTAATTTCTTCTAATTGACTTAATTCCATTTCTTCAAGTTCCGATAAACTATACATTTCAATATAGTATTCTTCTCTCGCTAGTGTAATTTTTTCAATTTCTTCTAATGTCATTTCGTGTAATTCTGAAATTAAGTAATCTTCTACATAAACTCCGTTGATAATTTCTAAACCTACACCTGCACCTTTTATTTTTCTTACTAAATTAAAAACTTCTTTTTTATCTAATTTCTCTGGAATACTTATAAGTATCTTCCCAGATAGTTCAAGTATTCTGAATTCTTCATCATTCAATTTAAAATATTCTGATAAAATTCTTATAATTTCCTGTGGACTTCCTAAGAACTGTAAAAGTGATATTTCAAATTTTAGTATTTTCCTATACTCAATATCATTCAAACCATTTCTTTGAATTTTAAAATTACTTCCTAGTAAATCCAATAAATAGCCTTCTGATTTATCTATATCATTGAAATTAGAAATTAAATTATAAACATTTCTTATTATAAAATGCTTGTTTTCTGCTATTTCAAACATTTTTTTAGAATATACTGTATTATGATATATATGCGGGACACGATTTAAAATCATTGATTAACCTCAATAGTTATGTCATTTTCATTAGCAACTGCCACTTCCTTAGTAGATAAAATATAATCAGCTTCCCGCTCGCTGTATTTTACATCTCCTAATTTAAGTTTTAGTGTTTTTATACCACTTGTATTTTTATAAATTTCTCCAATTATTTTATATAGATAAATAGTTCCAGCTGGCTCAACTTCATCTAAATATTTTAAATAAATATCTTTTATTACTTTTTTAAAATCTTCTTTCCAAATCTCCTTAATAGCTTCAACTTCAACTTTCAAATATATAGTCTTTTCTGTTGGTCTTGTAAAACCTACTGTTATTTCACCGAAATTTTTTGTAATATCTCCAACAGTTCTTATTCCTGCAATTTTATATTCATAAAGAGCTTTTAAAATATTTTCGTTAGTATCTCCATAACAAATACACTCATAACTATGTGCCAATCTTCCAGCACTATCAAAATCATCAGTATCGTTTTCTATGACTTGACATTTCTGTACATTTGTATTTTGAAGTATATAATTTTTTATACCCTCTGTTGTAAATGAACTCTTTCTATCAAGTCTTTTTAAATATCTTTCCCTTAATTCTGTATCTGTTTCTAAATCTCTTCCACCAAGAGTATTCAACTTGTTATTTATAGAAATCACACCAGTTAAAATTTCAGTTTGTTCTGTTATAGCTCCTGCACTAACATTACCATCAGTTCCAGCATTTAAGGCTATTACTTCAATATTTGTCTCTCTTTCAGTTGTTGTGATGGTAGATGTATTTAGAGTTACAAACTTAACCCCTGATTTAGTTTCTACACCCCAAGCCTGTGGTATCTGTGTTCCAATTTCTGCTGTAACTGTAATTTTACCTACTGCTTTTTTTGCCTTGTTCCAAGACATACCTAAATGGCTTGTTATAGCATTAAGGTTAGTTCCTGTTGCTGTATAAACTGATAATTGATTAAATGCTGATAATGCTTGTAAATAACTATCATATTCTTCTGCACTATCAAATCTAAGCCAAGCAATTATAATATTGCTGTCTGTTTCTCTTAAATCAGGCTTTACACTCTTAAAATCATTTAATTTTCTTGTGTATATTTCATCTATTGTTGGCACTATAAAACCTTTATCTGTTATCAAATTGTGTACACCTCCCCATTAATTCTTATATTAGCAACTAAAATATTATCTTCAAATTCAATACTTTCAATTTTTTCTACACCATCATATTTATTTATAACCTTGCTGACTTCTTGAATTATCCTATTTTTATTATCTTTTAATTGTAAAATACCTGTGTTAGTATCATTCAAATATGGAGTACCCCAAGCTGTATTTAATGCGAATTGTCCTTTGTTTTGCTCTAATTCAACTCTAATAGCTTGTACTAAATCTTCTGCATTACTAACAATTTCACATACTCCTTTATCAAATACTAATTCACAATCTCTGTCTAATTTTGGACTTGTCATATATCCTCCTATTCTGCTTTACCTGTTGAAGTTGGAGGGTCTCCTCCTGGATTATATCTATGTGTATGTCCTTTAAGGCTCTTGCCTGCTCCTTGTACATCTTCTGTTGCTGTAACTCCACCAGTTATTGACACATTTCCTGTTTGTTTAGTATCCCCAGTTTGTGTTGTATTACCATTTATAGTTAAATTTCCATTTAAAGTAACATTACTTGTGATAGTTGTTTCATCACTTCCAGCAAGTATTGTTATATCTCCATTACCTTTAATTTCTATTCTAGTTCCTGCACCTTGTAAAATTATATCTTCTGAATTATCTTCAAAGCCTTTTTCACAACTTCCTATTATGTATGGCTCATTTAAACTAAATCTTTCAAGGCTTGTTTCATCTGATAATGCTGTTTCACTAAACCCAACCCATACAATATCTCCAACTTTACGAGGTATTTGGAAAGTCCAACCACCAAATTTAAGAAAATCTAATCTTACATCTATAAGTGGAGGATAGTTTATAAGTTGTTTACATAGTTCTCTTTTAGCGAGAGGTTGTACAGTACAAGTTCCAGCTCTATAATTAATTGATTTAATTTTACAAGGTAAACTTGTGTGCAATTCGTTCAGGCTATCATCTATTAATGTTTTTATAACTTCTATCATTAAACCACCTCTACTGTTGCCATTGCACTAAATGTTTCAAGACCACTTGCTGAAAAATCACACTCTTTCACAACTACTTTTCCTTTAAAAGTTGTGCTTTCAATCTCTAATAATTGCCCTATTTTTATAAGTGGAATTAATAAACATTCAATATCAAATTTTTGTTTGACTTTCCCAGATGTTTTATTATTACTTTTTTTCTTACTGCTACTTTTACTATTTTTACTAGCTTTCTTTTCATCTTTTTTAATTTCTGCCTTATCCATTTTTTTATCTACTCTTATAAGTCCCTGCTCTCCTCCTAAGTGAATAACACTTGAATAAACTTTATTAGGTAACTTAAATTCAATAGATGTATTTGTAAACCTTGATATTGTTCCAGTATCTCTTGCAAGTATTGGGATAACATTTGATAATCTTCCACTAAATACCTTGCCATTAGGATATACAGTATCTTTGCCTAATTCCTTTATATCCATAGTAAAATTACACATTTTTTCAATCTGTTTTATAACTTCACTGGCTTTTATTCCAGCTTTGAATTGTCTATTTATAATAGTGTTTGTATAAGCTCTATTGTTTGGAGTTGCTTCAATAGTAGTTATAAAATCATTTTCATCTCTTGAAGTTGTTATACTTTCAACTATACCATTAAATATAACTCCGTGTAATTCTCTATATCCTGCGTCAATGGACACATCTTGATTTTCTTTTAACTTTTGTTTTGTTGTTTCTGATAAGTTATATAGTTTTATAGTTGCTATATCGCTCTTATTATCATCAGTACATTTAACCTCAAAATCAATGTCTAATTGCTCATAATCAAAAACTATCTCTCCTATTGTTATAAGTCTAACTTGCTTCCATAACTTCGCCATATTCATCACCTATTAAAAAGAACTTATAATCTTTATTAAGATTTTGAGGAGTAATCTTATCTTTTTCTTCTGCAAAATCATTAATTTTTATACATCTTAATTGAAGATTAGTTTCATTCCTTACTAAACTTAAAAAATCAATATTAGGTACTACCTTATTAAAACCTGTTATCCTTTGATTTAAGCCATCTAAAATTGATAGGTATATAAAACTATCATAAGTATTATAAATTAGCTCTAAATTAATATTATTAGGTAATTCGGCTATTATTCCTCTACTCTCTATATCTGTTACATCAATTTCTATTGCTTTCATTTTTTCTCCTAAATAAAAAATCCCCAGTAAATTAATACTGAGGAATATCTTTATTGATTGAGTTCAAGTTTAATCTTTCTTCTCAATTTTATTTATACAATCTTCTGTTTCAAAAACTATATTTGAAAGTTTATCAATTTCATCTGTAATTAGTACTGACATATTAGATAATAAATTTAATTTCCTATACACTTCCTTTCTTATATTTTCGGCTTTATCTGATAGGTTTTTAATTTTAGTCCAATATTTAGCCTTATCTATTGGTATCATCATTGTATTTGAGAATGGTAAAACTCGTTGTTTTTTATTTTTTAGCTCTCGCTCCATTTTATTAAATTCATTTATATATGCCATTTTAAAATCATTATAACCTTGTATATTGAACATATATAATGTAAATCCATCTTTTGTCAAAAGATATTCTCTATAATTTCTATTCTTACTATCTTTATAAGTATTTGGAAATATTGACTTTTTTAAATCTCCACAAAATTGTGGAGATTTAAAAATATTCAATTTTGAAGAGATTAATTTATCAATGTCTCTTAAAACACTATCGTGCCTTTTCCCTAATTGATTTGCAATAATTCTACTACTTACCACATAACTTCCATTATAATTTTCTAATTTTACTACTAAATTCATACTATTACATCTCCTTTTATTGAAATTCCAACCAAAGAATGATATAATAGATTTATCAATCTTTGATTGATGGTATAGGATATTGTCAACTTTGGTCGGTCTGCAATATCCTATTTTTTAATTTGCTTGTAAACTTCATCTAACCCTTTCATTAAAACATCAGTTTTTGTCAAACTCAATTTTTCTGAACATTCTTTTAATTTTTTTTCTTCATCTTCATTAAGTCTAATCTCTAATCTTTTATTTCTTGGATTATTTGTAGGTCTACCCATTTTGGCTTTCATTTTACACCTCCTTACTTTCGCCTGTACAAATATAATAATATATTTACGTGCAAAAGTCAAGAGAAATTTTTAAAATTTTTCCTCAGTATTATTCACTTGCCAATGTCCTAGTTTTATTTATTATCTAAGCATTCCATCTGCTGCTTGGTCTGCATATTTCCACATACTTTTATCTATTTCTTGTTTTACAACTTTATTTACTTTGCTTTTTTCTGCACTTGTTGGAGTGCTAACCTTAGCTGTTGTTCTTTTCTTCTTACCACCAGAAGTTTTAGCTTTTTTACTATCCATTTTTACATCAGTTTCTTTTATCTCTCCAACTTGTATCTGTCTTAGAGTTATATAATAAGTAAAGCCAAATTTTTGCTCTCCTGTTTCCATTTCTTCAATATTTTCTATTATCATATGCTCATAAGTATCACGGTTAGAAAATACAAACTGTACTTCTTCGCCTAGCTCTTGCAATTTCATTAATTTATCCCTATTCAATAAATAATCTCTACTATTATCTACAACAGTTATATTAATTATCATAGGCTCTTTTCTAACACTATCACTTATATTAAAACCATTCTCAACCCTTTTAGTTGGTAATGTCATTGGTAAACTTCTTGTCTTTTCTGATATAACTTCCAGTGGTATATCTTGTATATAGCTTTGATTTGAGTTTTCTGATAGACTTAGAGCCATATCAACTGCTTGTTTGAAAAAACTCATAATATCCTCCTAATATGTAAGACCCATTCCTACTTGTGCTTTCATTCTTTCTAAATTTTCTTTATCTTTTTTTAGTAAAAAATTCACTATATTTTCAAAACCATTTTTCCCATCTTTGCTTTCATTAATTGTTACATCTGTTTTATAAGTAGGGTTATAATTAACTGTTTGATTAGCTGTTACTTTTTTTGTAGCATCAACTATCTTACCATCAAGAGTTCTAGTTTTTTTAGCTTCATTCCATTTATTTATAGCTTCATTAAGAATTGCTGGAAGTTCAATTTTTACAGGCTCATTATTTTTTTTATATTCATTCGCAGTAGAATTATAATTAACAGTATTATTTTTTGTTCCCATATTATTTGTTGATACAGAATTATCGTAATTATAATTCACTGCTGTGCTAAAATTTGGAATAGATGTTGATACTCCGAATATATTTTGATTTATTCTTCTAAAATCAACTGCTTTTACTCGTTGATCAAATTCTCTTTTCTGCTCTTCATCATATTTTTGATACATCTCATAAGTTTCATCCATATGTTGCCAACTGCCACGTATTTTACTCCAACCACCTTTAATATTTCCCCATGAATTATCCCATTTAAATTCTTCGCCTTTAAAAAGTCTTAAAAAGTTTCCTCCAATATCTCTTACTAAACCACCACTAATACCAAATGTCATTTGTAAAAAACCTGCTCCGCCTTTTATAATGTCTAGCAAATCACATAAGACCTTAGTTGTAAGTGTTATCTTTTCTATTCCACTGTCTGCTCCCTCAGTCCATAGCTTCCAAAAATCAGATACACCTTTTCTTAAATCTGAAAATCTATAATCAGTACCTGTGAATTTTAGTAGTGCATTTATAGCGTCCTCTGTAAAACTTTCTTTACCTTGAAAAGCAGCGAATATATCTTCAACAACAAGTCCTAATGCGACCAATGGAAATTTAGTAGCAAGTGCTAAACCCCCTATAACTTTTAAACCTGTTTTAGCTCCATCAGGCAATGCATTAAAACCTCTTTTAATATCTCTAAAAACACCTATAAAAGTATCTACAAAACTTCCACCAGCCTTAAAAACCTTGGTAACTAAATCTTGAATACCATCAGCATTTTCTGCAATAAATTCCCAAAACTTTGCTCTTGTATCTCTTATAGACATTCCCCAAGTTTCGTATAAATCTCCTATTCTATTTTTAGCATTTATGATTTTGCCTTCTGGTGTTTTTAAAAATTCTTTATTTTGCTCTCCTACGCTTCTTCTTACTGCTTCTGCAAGTAGAGCAACCTTTTGTTCTTCTGTTCCTACTTTTAATAATTGTTCCTCTCTTTCTGATAAGACAATTCCATTTCTTTTTAAAACCATTGTTTGTCCATTCATAGCTTTGGCAAATATGCTGGCAATACCTTCCATGTCTTGTCCTGTACCATTTAATCCTTTTTCTTTTACAAGCATATCCTGCATAACTGGCAATAATTTTTTAATACTGCTTTCTTGCATTCTAAAAGTTGCCAATCTTTGAGCACCTGCAATAGTTACTTCATCTCCAACAACTCCTAATTTTTGTAATTCTCCTGTCATATCTATAATTGATTTTATTTGTTCATCTCTAAAATTTTGAGCTCTTAGAGTGTTGTATAATTTAGCTTCTTGTTCAATTTGATAATTGCTTGCTTCAACTGCCTTATTATATTGGCTAACAAGCCCACTTATTGAAAAATAGCCTATTGCTAATTTACCTAATGTACTACCTGTTACTTCTTTAAATCTTTGGCTCAAACTCATAGATTGTTTTAAATTAGCTTTAAATTGTTGAAAGCCTTGTGAATTTAAAAAAGTATCTATATTAAATTTTAATGCTCCAATTACACTCATCACATTACCTCTTTATTTCTGAAATATATTCAATGTATTTTTTAAGTTCTTTAACTGAATAATTTTCAGCCCTTTCAAAATCTCTTATAAAATAGCCATATACAGTTATCATTCTTTCTATGCTTTCAGCGTTATAGTTTAAGTTACATTCCACGAAATGTATTCATAATAAAACCACAGAAAGCTATATTTTTCACTTGCTCCCAAACTGATAGTCCTATTTCTTCAATTTCTTTATACTTATAATCATCTATATTTTTATTTAACAGTTTTAAAAATCTTTCTCCTGTAAATACTATACTGTCAATACCTGCTAAAAATAGTTGTTCCATTGTATAGATACCTTTATCATCAAGTTTTAACTCTAAATCATTATGTTTTATAACTTCTGGTACTTCTATAATTTCCTCAAGACTTGGATTAACCCCACTAGGATACTTTAAAATCTCTTTTGTATAATCAACTATTCTAGTTCTCCCTATTCTTTTTTCTAAGTTTAAAACATAGCTTGCAGGTTGTTCCATTACTGTTACATCATAATTATTTATTTTTATTATTTTCTTTTCCATTCTATCCTCCAAAAATAGAGTAGTACTAAACTACTCTATTAAGCTATTTTCAAATTAATACATTGTATTTCCCATTCAAGAGCTTTGGCATCTGTTCCTATTTCCAAGTTAGGTATTTTCTTAAAAAAACCTTTTGCAGAAAATGCTCCTAGTGTTCCATCAAGCCCTTTGTTTATAAAAGTTACTGGGAAAGTTCCTTTTTCTCCTTCTGTTAATGCAAGTTGTTTAAAATTTAAGTTCAATGGAGAATTTTGCAATATTTTAATTTTTATTACTGCATCATAATCATTGTGTTGATTAATGCTTCTAGCTCCATCAATTCCTTTTGTTATACCTTTAAAATCATTATCATATTCAATAGTGATTTTTGTATCTTCTGCATAGTCTTCAACTCTTGTTTTACCTATAATCAATTCATAGTTTTTACTGTCATAATTATATATATTAGCCATTTAGCACCTCCTAAACTTCAAAGAATAAATCAGCTGATAATTCTCTAATACCATAAGCATAGTAAACTGTAATTTTTACACCTGCTAATTTACCATTTAATATGTCATTTTTTGGTATTTCTTCAAGTGGCACTATATCAACTACTGTTTTATCTTCAATCAACGATTTCATTCTTTCAAACTGTTTACATCTAGTTAAAATAACTGCTTTCAATGGGTCTACATCTGCAAATGTAGGCTTAGGAGTAGCTTTTAAATATAATGTAATATCTTCTTCAAGTCTAAATTGAAGTGCTTTTACACAGTGAATAAAATCAATCGGATCACCTGTTACTGTAACTCCATTAGCAAGTCCAAGTTGTCCTTTCATTCTTGCAACATAGTTAGATTTATTTTTGTCTAATACTCCTTGTTCTGCTCCTGTTAGTCCACTTTCAACTGCTCCATTTATTAACTTATTGGCTATCAATACACTTCCTGGAAATTGTGGTATTGAATAACCTGCAACTGCTCCTGCTATTAATTCATCATTATTACTAAAAAATAATGAAGTTGTGTCCTCAGCTATTGCTTTTATTTTGTTTTCAACTGTCATAATATCTGTATCAGATTTTACTTGTGCAAATAACATCTTTTCTCTTGCACCAATTTCTTTAGAAATTAAAGGTATTTTCTCTATATCTGTTTCATCTGTTACAGTTCCAAACCAGTCATTTTTAACACTATCAAACAAGTCTTTGTAATTGCTTCCAGTTACTACCTTACCAAAAACTAATACTTGTTTTGCTCCACCATTAAAAACGGCTTGTAATATCTTATAAACATCATCATTAGCACTAATCCCTGTTACATCTTTAATACTTGTTATTAATTGCTCTTGTATTGCTTTCTTGGTACTAAATACCCCAATTATATTAACTGTTGCTTGGTCAACAGGACTAGGCTTGTGTGTATTTAAAAATACTATTTTCTTTTCAGCACCTAATATTATTCCCATTAATTGCCTCCTTTAATTTCAAAATCTACATCTTTTATAATTTCTATTTCTGTTGTTAACTCCTTAGAAGTTCTTACCACTACATCAAATACATACCTTTCTAATAAATCACTTGCTGTATAATCTGTAATGTCTTTTAGTTCTCCAACTTCCTCAATAACTAAGTTCAATCCATTTAATTTAATCCACCAATTTATAGCTTCTATATTGGTGAAATAATCCCTAACTATTGCTACATCTGCATAACTATCTTTCTTATTTAGAGTAAATGAAAAACTTATTATATGCTTGTTTATATTTGTTTGTTTAAAAACTCCGTATTTCTTTGTATCTTCTCTATCATTTGTGTATCTATGAATAACATTATTAGAAATAGTCCTTGCTATTACTCTTGGTAATTTCAGTTGCCCATTTACTTTTGAAAGATGTTCAAATGGTATAACTTGAAATTTATTATTTAATTCTTTTATTTTGTCCAGGAACAATATTTCTAAATCTATGTTATTCATCTTTCATCATCTCCAACACAAACTCATTAAAATCTGCATATAATCTTGGTAATAATTCAACTACTCTATAATTAATACTTTCAACTGTTATAATATCTCCTAGTCTTAATCCATAGCTTTTAAGTATCTTTCCGTTAAGTTGATTTAAAACTTTAATTGCTGAATTAGGATCTGCTGTTGCTACTTTTAGAGTTTTCTTATAAATAATCATATCCCAATGATAAACTTCTTTTGCTCCATCTGGGTTGTGCATATCATATTCAGATTTTCTAGTTACCTGATATTTTCTTAACTCATTTTTTGCAAACTGTGATAATTTAAATTTCATTTTAAATCTCCTTGACTATATACTCCAAGCTATTAATCATTGTCCTAGTATCAATTAAAGGCTTTGAATCTTTCCCTTTTCTTTCTCTTGCTTTTATAGTGCTTTCTGCAAGTTCTGCCCAGCTTCCTTGCTCTATGCTTTTTTTAATATATTGAACTATCTGTTTTCCTATATCTTCAAAACATTGCTTGGCTTGCATTTTGCCCTCTGCTACCTGTTTAGCATTATGAATAAATCTATTCATTATTTTTTGCATATTAGCATCTATTGCTGTTCTCCAAAATGGTCTTGCAGGATAATGAACATTAAAGCTCTCTTTTCCATACTCAAGCCACATTGCTATAAGCTCAACTTTTTGCCCGTTTTCTTCTGTATTATCTTCATTAAATTGCACAACTAACTTCCATTTTGCTAATAAATTAAGTTGCTTTTCTATCTCTGCAAATTTCTTCAAACTTTCAGTTGTAAATTTTACATTAACTCCAATCATAAGTTTTCCTCACATATTTATATAAAATAGTCTTAGCTTGTGAACTTACAAATATAGTTGCTCCTATCTGATTATTTTTGTTATTGTTATAACTTATAGACATATCCCCTATTGACTTACTAGTAATACCTTTTTCAATATCACTTGTATTGTCATCATCTAAATCTTTAATTATTGAATATGCTTCCAGTATCTGTGCCTTTTTAATTTCATCAGGTACTTTTTCTTCATCAATTCTAGGGAATATTAATTCTTGTTTATCTGATTTTCCACTATCTCTTATCATTAAACTTTCAATTTTATCCAATGCCTTATACAAGCCTTTTGATAATTCTGTATCTGATACTTCTTCATATCTATTTTTTATAAATTCTTTTGCCTCATCTAAACTAACATAACCTATTATCATTCAGCCTCCTTAAAACAAGGGGAGAGCTTTTAACTCTCCATTATGCTTGTGATATTTCTAATTCACATAGTAATTTTGTTTTACCTGTTTCTGTTTCCATAACATCACAACCAAATAATTGTAATCCTTTTACATATTCTCCGAATGATTTTTCAAATCTTCCAGCTTCCATTTTGTTTATTTGCATTGCAAGAGTTAATCCAGCACTTACTCCTGCCATACAGTGATATTTTTTAGCTGTTCTTTGTACATTGTTAGATTTATAGATAGTAAATCCTCCCCAGCTTCCAATAAAATAGCTTTGGTTAATACCTAATGTGTTTTCTCCTTTTGAAATTGTTGGAACTTCCTTTATAAGTTGTCCATAAATTTCAGGTGAAATTACAAGCCATCTATTTGCAGTAGGGACATTGTCTTCGTCCATTTTTACTGCTAAATCTATAATTTTATCTGATACTTTATCACTGCCTATAACACCAGCAACTTTGCTTTTACATTTTGCATATAATTTAGCAAGTTCTATATCAACAACATCAGCCATTTCATATATAGCTTGGTCTGTTAATGCTTCTATAACTCCTGATATAGCTTGAGCTTTATCAACATCGTCCATTTTTAAAGCAAAATATTTAGCTTTATTGATATTGATTGTTTGATATGCTCCTGTGTCTTCTTGGAATGTTATATCTGCTCCTGTATAATCTCCAACAGTTACTGACCCTATACTTGGCACTCTTACAGAGCTACCCATATTTTCTATTTTTCCTTCATAATTTCTGTTTGCTAATGCACCAAAAACTAATTGCTTATTTAAGTTTCTATTTGTTAATTCTGCCCATACTTCTGGTTTAAAAGTTTGATATGACATATTTATATCCTCCTATTTTTCTCTTAATATTTCCTTTAATTGTTCATCTGTAACTTTTGATTTTTCTAAATCTGACATCTTTAAAAAGTCCTCATAAGTAACTTTTGAATTACCATTATTAGGTGGTAATGGTGGTGGTGTAGTACTTCCTTTATCATTAAATAAATCTGGATAAGTTGTTTTAAAATTAGCAACTTGTTCATCAAAACCTGTAATCTTACCATCTTTAATATCTAATTTAGAAAAGTCTACTGCATTTACAAGCATTGAACTATATTTAGGTGATATAGCACCTAGTGCAAAACTTGCTGCTGTTTTAATAGCTTCCTTTTTATAATCTTCAAAACTGTTTTTAAATACTATTTCTTTTCCTAAATCATCAGAAGTTACCTTATCTCCTAATTTTGATTTTAAGAATTTAATAGCACTTTCATTATACAGTTTATCTGATAGGCTTTGATTTTTACTTATAAAGTTAGTTACTGCCTCTGCTGTTAAAGGCTTGTCTACTTCCTTTACAGTTTCAATCATAAACTTGTTATCAGTTAGCCATTTTTTACCTTCATCACTTCCTAGTATTTTCTTTTCTTCATCTGTTACTATGATTTTTCCATCTTTTAATTCCATTCTTTGCTCCTCTCGTGCAATTTCTCACACAAAATTAATTTAATCTAATTGGTTCAGCCCAACACCTACAATTAAAATCTTCTCCTGGTAATTCATCATTGATACTAAATACTAAACCCTCTCGTTCAGCGTGTTCTGGTCTAACTCTATCGTCTTTCATAGTATGCCAAACAAAATGCTCTATACCGTTCTCAATCATTAAGTCTTTACATTCTTGTGCATATAAATTACCTGTTTCATTCCTTGCAAGGTTTTCATTTCTTCTATTAAGCCATTTTTGTAAATTATTAATATCATTTTGAGTATATGTTCCATTTTCTATACTCTTAACAATATCTTTAATCTCTTTACTAGCCCTGTTATTAGCAATATCTTGCTTCAATGCGTTTAACGTAGACTTTGGTACTTCTCCATTTTTTAATACATTTAAATTTCTATTATAATTTTTAATTGTATCTATTATCCTTTGTTGCCTTATATCCATTAACTTATCAGCTGTAACTGATGTATTATTGAATAAATCATAATTCTTTTTTATCCAGTATTTAGCACCAGTTAAATCAGTTCTTTTTAAATCTTCATCTGTTAAAGTTCGCCAACTTTCAAATGTTGATAAATTAACATCAATAGCAACTTTTGTTAAATCTTTTATAATGTTTCTTTTCTCATCATCTGTTAACTCAAATAATGGTAATTGTCCATTACTTACGCTTTTTCTTGCTCTTCCAACTCTTTTTTTTGTATAAAATTGAAATATTATTCTTAATCTATTTTCTTGTGCAAGTGGGAACATATGCTATTCCTCCTTAACTTCAAGCCCTAAATCTTTCATAATATCTTTTGAAAGTTCTTCAAGTTTAACTTGTAATTGCTCTTCTCTTGTTATTCCAGCAAGTATATTTAAAATATTTATAAGTTTTTCTTGATAACTTATATTAGTTTTTATTGATCCTATTTCTTTATCTTCTTTTTCTCCTAAAAGACCTAAAAACTTGATAGCTGTTTCTAAACTCATTACATTGTTTTGAATACCTTGTACTACAATAGACATTTTTTCAGTTAGTGATAAACTTAAAATATCTTGTGCTTCTATTTGTAAATCAATTTCTTCACCTTTTATCTTCTTGTATCCCCATAGAATTATGTTTTTAATTCCTGTAATACATTTGGACCTTTTACTTTCAACGGTTGCTATTGTTCTTTCTAGGCTTCTTCTTTTAGCTTCTCCACTTGATATACTTCCACCTAAATCAATTCCAAAAGCTAAATCATTAACTCCTAGTTGTTTATAAATATCATTTTTGATGTCTTCCTTGTGTAATTTCCATTCTTGCGTTTTTGTTTCAAGTTGAACTTGTTTAACTTCTTTATCATCTTTATTTACTACAATTACTCTTCCATCTAGTCTTACAGTACTACGACCGTTTTTATCAATTTCAATTACGCTGTCTGGAACTTGCAACAATGGATTAGCAACTTTTTGAAATGCTTGTGATGTTAAAGTATCTCCAATTACTAACTCTCTTACATTTCCAACTAAATCGTCATTATAATCACTTTTACCGAATATATTTTCTATCTCTACTACTGCCCAACCTTGTGCTTGATTATCTCTATAACCTAAGCCATCTGGTATCATTCCATTAATTTTTAAATCATAAGGATAAGGCAATTCTTGTATATTTTTATCTGTTATCTTATATGCTCTATATTCAATACTATCAAGCTCATAGATTTCACAAATAAGAGTTTTTTTACTTTTATCATCTTGTGATAAGTTATAAATCACATATCCATCTATTAATTTTGGATTATATTCATTTCTTATAGGAAAATAGTCTTTTGGTGTTACTGTATAGAAACTAAATCTATCTAATTGTGTAACTCCTTTTAAAAGCAATTTACCAGCCCAAGATTGAATAACCATAGTTTTACCTAGTAAATCATCTAGGTCAAAATCTCTTATAAGTTCAAAATCTTTCTGATTGGTTACTAACTTCTTACTTGTTGCATACTCTGCATATAACCTTGTTGTTGCTTGTAATAATCCATTGCCTACAACTAAATCTTTAAGACTGCAACCTTTACTATTGCTTGTTAAACTTCCATTACTCATAGAATAAGTATTCATATAGCCTTGTTTGTCTACTATTCCCATATATTCAAGATTAACTCTTGCTCTTACATCTGCAAAAAACACATCTGCACTTTTCCCATCTGATAGCTTTCTGTATTTTTCACAATTTCTATGAATATCAGTTTGTATATAATCGTTATATGCTTTTAATATTCTTTCTTTCTCCATTCTTAAACTCCTATTGGCTTTTTTATTTCTCCACTTTTAAATACAGTAGCCTTATACTTTTCTAGTCCATATCTCATAGCGTCCACTGTGTGTGGGTCTATTGTGAACTTGTTTTCTAAGTAATTTCCGTTCTTGTCTTTTTCGTGGCATAATTCTGTTAATTCTCTATATGTGTTTTTACATTTATCAGAAACTATAATCTTATAAAAGCTCCTTAATTTCTGTAAACCGTCTAATATACTTCCTGCACCTTTTTCACAACTAATTATTTTAAATCCTGCTCTTCTAATTTCTTCAGTTGTTTCTGGTCTTGCATTATCTGCAATAATCTCTCTATGCTTGTTTTTAATAGGTTTTAAAGTTTCTATTAATTCACTTGTAATTAATTTTTTGTTATAGACTTCATCATAAATATATAAAAGATTATTTTCTCTATCTAACGCCATTCTAACCAAAGCATTATATGAAAAACTAAATCCATAATCTAAGCCATCATATAAATTACCTAATCCATATTTACTCAATTCTTTAACTATTGCTTGTACTTCTGTATCACTAGCTTTTTGAATATTTGTAAATACTCTTTCTCCTACTATTCCGAATCTTCCTTGATATGCTATTCTGTATCTCTCAATATCATAAGTTTCAAAATTCTTTAATTGCTTTATATATTCATCAGTAACAAAAGCATTGTCCTCAACAACTGAATGATGATAATAAGTATCATCTGTTGTCATAATTCTATTTTGATAAAGCTCCTCTTCATCTATTCCAGCTTTTTTTATAAATCTTTCATAGGTCCAGTTGTTTACACTAACAGGGTTATTAGTTAAAAATATATGTAAGTCTTTTTCTAATGCTCTCAATCTCCCATTTAATTCATTAAAAGCGTTGTAACTAATTTCAGGACATTCTTCAATCCAAATCATATCTACATTATCAATAGACTTTAATTTTTCAGGGTCATCTAAGCCCATAAATATAAACTCGCTCCCGTTTCTTCCTCTGATATGTAACGGGTTTACTGTATAACTAAATAATCCATTTAAGTTATAGTTACTAATAATTCCTTTTAGTAAAGAAAAACAACTCTCTTTTATAGTTCTGTATACTGCTCTAACAACTAATATTCTTCTTTTCTCTTGTATGGCTTTTAATATTAGCTTTAAAGCTGTATGATAAGACTTACTGCTTCCATATCCTCCAACGATGTAATAGAATCTTTTATCCCAGTTATTTAGATAATCAATAAAATGCTCATTAGCTTGTATATTAATTTCCATTTCTTTTAACTCCGTTTATAGTTATGTTTACATTGTTATCCTGGATATCTATGTCTTGCTTATCTTTCCATTTACTTGATTTTCTATTCTTTAACCAAAATATTTGTGCTCCTACATCTCCTGCCATTTCTTTTGTTACTTCTTTTATATAAGTGCTTTTCTTTCCATCTATTTCTTTTACTTCTTTTATAACTTCTTTATATTTATAGCCTATTGCTCTTTTAAATAAAGCATTTTCAACTTCTATATCTGCAATTTCTTTACCTTTTTTTAAAACTGCCGAAAATGCCGAATATTTGTTTTTATATTCTCTAAATGTTGAATATGCTATACCTAAATTTTTGGCTATCTGCTCATCTGTTAATCCATCTCTTTTCCAAGCCTCTATTTCTAAAAATCTTGGTTTAACTTCTGTTTCATATTTACTTTTAGCAATTGTTATCACCTCTTTAATCATCTGTTATGCTATTAAAATCATCTACATCTTTTTCTGAATAAAATTCATTGAAATATTTTTTTATATCTTTAACATTCCCTTTATAAAAAATTATGATATTTTGATGGACTTTTGAAATTTTTCTAGTTGCATTAAATGCACGACCTGCTCTAATTGTTACACTCCCTAATGGTTCTTTGTAAATAACTTGGTTATAATAATTTAGCCCAGCATTTTTAAAAGCCTTTATGGTATCTCCAACAAAATCTATTAGAACTCCATTTTTATCTCTAACATCCCCAATAACAAAAATTGCAAATCTATTATCTTTTAATTTTTTACAATGTTTTTTTATAATTCTGTTATATTTATTTATAAAATCTTCATATTCCATATTTGATAAATCATTTTCATTGTTGCTGTATACTTCTAAATCTAAGTATGGCGGGCAACTAAAAATTAAATCTTGTGTATTATCATCTATATATTTGTCAACATTTTCAGAATCATCTAATATAAATTTTGGTGATATTCCTAACTCTTTGGATTGCTCTATATTAACATCTATCTGTTCTTTTCTAATATCAAATCCTGTATATTTATAGCCTAATAATTCAGCTACTGCTCCTCTAATTACACCACCACAAAAAGGGTCTAATATTTTTTTGGTTTCTATATCTTTATTAGGCAAAAACCACTTATAAAAAACTTCACTTATAGCACCATCAAATAAACTAGTTCCATACATTTCGCCTATTAATTCTTTACTTCTACCTTTTAAACTATTAATGCTTTCTTTCCATTTATTTTTTATGCTCAACCAAGGATTTTTTGTTGAATCTATTATTGTGAATGGAGGCACTATAAATTTTTTAATTAAATTCCCTTTCTGTTCTTCTTCTACATCTCCATATTTATCAAGTAAAAGATTGCTAGAATTTAAAATATTATCAATTTCATCATCGCTAAAACCTGTTAAACTCAAATCAAAATCTTCTACTTTCAGAGCATTCAACTCATACTGTAATCTGTCTAAATCAAAATCTGTGTTCATTGTAGTTTTATTATGAGCTATGATATATGCTCTTTCTTGAACTTCTGTAAGTCCATCTAAAACAATACAAGGTATTTCGTTCAATCCTAATTGTTTAGCTGCTAACAATCTCCCGTGTCCCTCAATAATTTGATTATCTGCATTAATCGCTATTGGGTCATTAAAACCAAACTCTTGTATAGAATTGGCTATCTGTTCAATTTGCCAATCTGGGTGTTCTTTTGCATTGTTTTCATATTCTTTTATGTCATCTATATTTTTATTAATTATTTTTAACTCTTTCATTATTTACCTTCTTTTTTGTTTTTCTGCTAAAATTCTATGCCTATAATTTGGCTCTAATTTTTCAACTTTATTAAGTAATTTCTTATCATTAAAATGCTCCCAGTATATAGTGCCTTGTGCTAAGTTTCCAAATAAAACCTGTCCTTCAATATCTTTAAATCTTGTTATTTCTTTGGAGTTCCTATTTATGTTTAAACTTTCTTCAACTGTTTCAAACTCTAAATTTAACCCTAACACTTTATTTAATAAAGTTGTATGTGTATCTATATAGCTTCCTATATATAATTTACCTAGTACAAATAATACTGGTCCATCTCTAAAACCTATATCAAAATGTTTTTTATATGTTTTCATTTTTTCTCCACGAATAAAATAAAAATGGGATATACAAAAAGTTAGTCTACCTTGGTAAACTTTCTTCTTATATATCCCATCTACTTTAATTAAATTTTGATTGTAAGATATTTAATATTTTATTGTTTTTTAAAATTTTTTACACTTTTTTTTATTGATATTATTGGACTTTTTGAGTTCTACAAAAATATTTAAAAAAAGTAATGAAAATCCAATTAATTTTGGTAATCGGGTCTTGGCGGATTATGATAACCATAACTAAGAAAGATAAGTAATTTATCCCCCTCTCCCAGAGGGGTAAAACTAAGAGTGATAAACTCTAAGCCTTGACATTTAAATTATATCACTTCTTAGAGAAAAAATCAATAATAGGAGTGATGAAAATGAAAGAATTTTCAAGATTAATGGACTGGAACGATGGAAAAGTAATAACTGTTTATGAAGAAAATAAAAAATTATATGTAAATGATAATTTTGGAATCTCTTCTGAAAAGATAAATATAGATAGATGATTATCTATTTATGAAATTTTCTTTGGAAAAGATAAAAATTATGATTTAATAAAAATGGATAAAAAATTTATAGAGGGGTAAAAAGCCCCTCACAATTTAAGGAGGTTTAAATGGAAAAAGAAAAAAGAAAAGGGTATAAGGATCCCGAAGGACAAAAAAGAGCTAATGGCGTTATTTGAAAAATAACCCAGAAGCTGTAAAAAAAGGGATTGCTAGAAGCATAAAAAGCAATGCAAAAAGATATATAAGAGAATGTGAAACTCTCGAAGAATTGGAACAATTAGAAATTTTAATAAAAAATAGAAAAAAAGAGTTTACATAAGTTTAAACTTATATTATAATAATAGTGTAAAGATGAACTAAAAACATGAAATGTATAGCGAAAGCTAAATAAATTTTATGGAGGTATAAAAATGAGTAATGGAAAATTAGTAGGATACGTAATGACAGATAGTAATGTGAGCCCTTGCAGAAGTAAAGTAAGCTATGGTGCAAGTGATCAATGCCAATTATGGGAAGTTTACAAAATAAAAGACAATTATGGAGAAACAGATTTGGAATTTTACTGCGTAGAAACTAATGTAGATGAAAAAGAATATGGAAATCAATATAAAAATTTACCACTTTTTAGAAACTGGGAATGTAACATTTATAGAGAATTATAAAAAATAAAGGGGTTTATCCCCTTTTTTTATTGCTCAATAGTTCATATAAATCTTTTAAACTCCAAAATTTTATTAAAGAAAAAAGAGGCATATACCTCTTTAATCTATTACATTTCATGTTTTGGGATAGTTTCCTATCCACTGGTTCATAAAAAACTTTGAAACAATATTTCAAAACTTTTCAAGTTCACAGAAGTGGAAGAATCCACTTCTGCATAGTTCATTTTGGTAAAATTTATTGTACTTATTATATACCATTTTTTTTAAGAAAAGTCAAATTTATTTTTCTTCTCCAATTTCTTCAAGAATTTTTTTTATCTCCTCATTTTCATATCTGCTATTTTTGGAAAATATAACTATTCTATTGTCTTTAACTTTTATTCTATATTCACCGTTTCCTAAATGATGTATTAATTTTGGTATATGTTCAATTCTTATTAACCTCATTACTGCAACTCCTCAACTTCTATTATAAAATAGTTCTTCCCAGCTCCTATATGCTTCGTTGCTTCTATCTTGTCTATCTGTTTATCATCTACATATAGAAAGCCTTTAAAACTATCTAATATCCCTTTAAAATAATTGTCTAAATCTCTTGTTCTTTTATCTGCAAAATACAAGTCTAATTTAACTTTTACAGATTTTTCATAAGTTTTATACTTATAGAGTTTTATATAATTTTGAACATTGTCCCTGAACTCTCTCCCAGCTTTTGATAAGTATTGTCCTCCATTCTTTGCTATTCTCCAGTGTGTATTCATACTGTCAGGCTTGTATGGTATCTCAAATCTTTGCTTCATCTTATCACTTCCACAAAAGCATTGCTATTGAAAGAGCTTCTACAAATACTAATGCAGCAAAGAAAAAGCTTATACTTTCTGCTCTACTCAATTTATCATCTTTTTCATAATAACTATCATTCCAGTATTTAGCATGATATCTATAATATTCTTTTTCTTTCTCTGCTTCCTCTCTTTTTTCTCCTGCTTCTTTTGCTTGTGTAATATAAAATATTCTTTCTGCTTCTAGTTTTTGGGCTTTGTCTTTTAAACTTACTTTTTCTCTATTTGTAACTGCTAAGTTTTTATTTAAAATTTCAATTTCTTCTTTTAATTCATCAATCTCTTTAACATAAGCCTTGTTGTCTTGCTTCTTATGTCTTAAATTCTTAATTAAATTTAAAAGATACTCCTCGCATTCTTCCTTGCTATTTAACTTACTAGCATTGTAAGTAATTCCAGCTTCTTTATTAGCTCTTGTTATAAATCCTCTGTAATAATCTCTCATTGTCATTTTTTTATTTACCATTTGTTCCTCCTATATTTTTAATTTTTATACTTCAAAAAATGTTTGATTTTTCTTATAGTACTCATATTTCATAACTCCAAGTTGCCCTTGTCTATTTTTCAATATTTGTACTTTCATAAGTTCTTTATATTCAGTTGTTGTTGGCTCTGTTGTAAGTCCTAAAATAGTTGAAGCATCTTGTTCTATTTGCCCACTTTCTCTAAAATCTGCAAGGTAAATATCTTTATCTGCTCTTTTTTCAATTTCCCTTGATAATTGAGATAGTGCAATAACTGCTATATCATAATCTTTCGCTATTTGTTTTAGCCTTATAGATACATCAGTTATTTGTTCATATCTTTTAGAATTTACATTAGATTTTACTAACTGTAAATAATCAACAACTATATAATCAAGCCCATTTATTTCTTTTTCATTCTTAATGTACTCCTCTAATTCATCAATTTTAAAGTTTCCATCATAAAGGATTAAGTTACTTTTTCTTAGTAGTTTCTTAAATAAGACATTTACAACCTCTTTTTCATCTGCTGTTAGCTCCTTAAATTTTTCTTTGTTCTCTAATTTTTCAAGTTCTATCCTAGTTTGATTACTAATAATTCTTTGAACTATTTGTTTTAGTGGCATTTCTAAACTGAAAAATAACCCTCTTGAAAATTGAGCCATCATAAGTGCTATATAAAGAACAAATGCAGATTTCCCTACTCCTGGTCTTGCTCCTATGATATGCAAATCTCTTTTTGTGAATTTTAGGTATTTATCAAGTCTAAATTTACCAGTCTTAACTGTCTCATTTTCTTCTAAACTTTCATAAAATAGACTTTCAAGATTTTTAATATCTGCAACTTTAACACTCTTGTCATTTTCTTTCACAACTTCCGAATGTAATTCATTGATTTTCTCTTTTATCAACTCATTTGGAGTGTTAGCAAGTTCTATGATACAGTCCTTATAATATCTGTTTTCAAGCACCTTAGTATATTTATCAATGTTTTCTTCCAATACTACAACTGGTAATTCAAAAGCCTCAGCTAAAAAACTTTTATATTCTTTTTCTTCCAGTAAACTATCAACTGATAAATCTTTCATCTCATAAGTCTTATATTTTTTTATAAAACTTTGAACTAAACTAGAAAAATATTTAATCGGAATATTCTTAATTTTATTTTTATATTTAATATCACTTGCTAAATATAGCATTGATATTAAGGCTTTTTCTTCATAACATATAGTGTCAATTTTCATTTACACCAGCTCCTTATATGCTTCTTTTGGCTTAGTAAAATAACAAGGCTTTTCTTCTTGCTGGACTTCTTTTAACTCCCAATCATCTTTTAAAGCCTTGAATAAATAGCCATCTGCTTTATTATTCTTATTACAAAAATCTATGACAAATTTAATACGCTCAATAGGTTTATTGAGTTTTATAATGTCATATGGCTTGATTTTTCTTACTCCTAAGAGCATTTTTATCTCTTGTTGTAATGCTCCATTAGAATTAACAACAACTTTTTCTTCTTGCTCCTGGTCCTCTATTATATTTTCTAAATTATTATTGTTAGTTATTATTAATCTTGTATTATTAATACTTGTATTATTATCCTCACGATTTTTCGTGATAGGGGTATCATTATTTTTCGTGATAGGGTCTACTTCTTTTTCGTGATAGGTATCATTATTTTTCGTGATAGGGTCTGAAATATATATTCTTCTTTCTTTTATAATTTTAGTTCCAGTTTCATATATTAATTTTGTTTTTATATATCCTGCTTTCTCTAAATCACTTATCCATAAACTAACTGTATTTTTACCAACTTCATATAATTCTGCAAAATAAGAATTTGTTGCATTACAGTAACCATTTTTATTAGATAATGCAGTTAATTCTGAATACATTATCTTTTCCATAGGTTTTAATTTTTTATCATATCTTACACTTGCTGGTAATATTCCATAATATCCTGGTCTTTCCATTTATATAACCTCCTGTGTATTTGGAGAGCCTGTCTTAACTCTCTCTTTATTAATTCAATTAGTGAAGACTACCCAGAGCTTTGACAGGCTATGAATAGCCTCCACTAATTGAATTAATAAGTAGGCTTTTTTAATGAGAAGCCTATAACTCATTAATCTAAAAATTAAAAGTCATTTGTGGGTCTTTATAATTAATCATATGTTCTAGTGCTAAACTATACATATCTTTTTTTATCTCAAAACCATATGAATTTCTTTTTAATTCTTTTGCTGCTCTTAATGTTGTTCCACTACCAGCACAAGGGTCAATTACTACATCTCCAGCATCTGTAAATATTTCTATCAATCTTTTTAATATTGCTATTGGCTTTTGCGTTGGATGTATTTTCTTAACTTTTTCCTTGTTATCTTTCTCCCAGTTAAACCAATTTTTTATCATCTTGCCATTATTATTAAATTTTGGTAACTTATCTCTATAAAAAATCAGCGCATATTCAGTAGCTCCTACGATTTTCATATTAGCTTTCAAAACCTGTGGGCTACTTTGTTTTATAAAAAATATTGGGATATAGTTTTCAAAACCATATTTTTTAGCATATTCAATTAAAGTATTTATTTGTTGAAATGCACAAAAAATAATCATACAAGGAGCCTTCCCTTTTTCTTTCGGTTCTTTTTTTAACATCTTTTGACAAAAATGCATAAATTCAGCAATCTTAAAATTATGATCCGTGTCAAAAAATGCTTTATTTGCTTTGCTGCTTTCTCCATTTTTATTATCTCCATTTATATACCATTCAGGACTACTTGCATAAGCATTATTCCCTAGGTTATAAGGTATATCTGCAATGATTAGCTGTGCTTTTGGTATGTTGTATACCTTAAAATTTTGCATATGGTCGTTATACAACTCACATTTAATCTCTTTCTTTACTTGTTCCATTATTTATCCTCCTATTTTGGAGTATCTTCCAAACACTCCATATAATTTATTACCTCAATCAGTAGTTACAATCTTTTAGTGTCTGGAAGACTATAAGACTGCAACTACTAATTCAAGTAATAAATTTACTAGATACTTACTAGAAAGCTACTAGATACTTATCAAATACTTTTTAATTTCTCCTGAAAAAATCTTAATAACTTCATTGATATATAAAGAAAAAATTAACATTTATCTTGAAAAGTCTAAATAAAATCTTGAAAGTTTTACATCATACACCTTTGCCAGCTGTCAGTCTGTCCACAGATTAACCTCGGTTTATCTGTGTTAGGTAAAGGTGTAAGATGGTCGGTTTTGACATCATAAAACTGCAAACGACAAAATATATAGTTGCAAATTGACGGACTTACAACGGTACGGCTAGTTTTAAAATTCAGATATTACTATCCTATAAATTCCGAGTCTAATACTCCAACCACTAGCTTGTTTACACCCTAGAATGCTTAAATCTGTAAGGGAATAAAACATAAGATTCTCAGCTGTGAAGCCTACCCCATTCTGGGACTTAGTTTTATCCAGTAGCTACACCTTACACGCATAGCCACAAGAAAAACATCTTTCAGATTTTCGGAGGAGATAGAAAAACTTATGGCTATGTGTCTAAGGACTAGCCTTAGATTTGTATTATTTACTCCTTTGATTTATAATGTATTTGCGAGATACTTTATAAAAGAAAGGAGATTTTAATAATATGAAAATGAATATTAATTTAATTCGTGATATTTTATTACAATCTGAAATCAATAAATTTATTTTCCCAAAATTTGAAGAAAGTATTTATAAAAGACCTGAATTAGAATTTTTAGATAAATATACAATTTCAGAAGTTGTTTATCATTTAAAAATAATTGAACAAGAAAAACTTTTAGAAATGTCTTTTTATAGAAATAGCATAGAAGTTAAAGACTTAACAGCAAAAGGTCATTTCTTTCTTTTAGAAATTAGGGATAACTCTGTTTGGGAAAAAACACTTAACATATCTAAAAAAATAGGTGTTTCTTCACTAACTGCATTAAAAGACATCGCAGTTCAAGTTTCTTCATCTCTAATTGTTAATTATTTCAAGTGATTCAAAATTAATTATTTTTATATTTATTTCTTTTGTATTTTCATTTATAACAATAGAAACTCCATTTTCAGCAACACCTTGTATTGCTATATCATCAATGAATAGATCTCCTGTTTTTTCATTGATTTTAATTTTGTTAAATTTAATTTCCATAGTTTCTCCTATTAAGAATTTTTAAACTTCAATTCATTTTTGATGAGTTCACACAATATTTCTATTTCTTCATCAAAAATAACATCATCTTTTAATAATAAAGTTACTGCCTCAGTAGCTTTATTTTTTATAATTTCATATCTTTCTTTTTTACTGTAAATTTTTATTTCCATATCCTGTCCTTTTATAATTAAAAAATTTAGACATTAAAGATTAAAGAATAGCCCTTTAATCTTTTTTGTTTTTATATTTTATAAGTTGGTAATTATCAACTTAATATCTAAAAAAAATTACATAGTTAGTAATATTTTATATAAATCTTCTAATACTTTTTGATTTCCTTTTTTACATTCTTTATATAGATATTGTCTGCTTCTCCCATCTTTTTTAGCCAGAAAAGTGAAGCTAGTATTTTTATCTATAATTCTCTTTTTTAGCTCTATAAGAGTTTTCATATTATCACCTCAAATATATTATAATATTTAAGTTGTTAAATGTCAACTTAAATTTAAAAAAAATAAAAGCCACTATTTAAAGTAGCTTTTATTTGTTACTATTTATTTATATTTTTCATAGCTTCTGCCATTAATTTAGCTTGATTTTCTATTTGTTCCTTTTTATAAATTTCAATTTGTTCTAAAACTTTATTTTTAAAAAAATCAGCATACAGTATTCCTTTAAACTTAAATGCACTAGAAGAAGTTGAAATACATATATTCCCATATCCTAACATTCTTCCTAAAATACCTTGACTAACATAAACGTCATTAATCTTGTCTAATGGAGCATCTAATGTTTGGCTTTTAAAAAAACCAACTTCTCCTCTAATTTTTTTATCATAGAGTATTAGATTTGTGTAAAAATACTTAATTAATGCTGGTGTTATAATTAATGCAGCTATTATTAATGGTATAAGTCCAGATGAAAAACCTGCTATTGAAATAAACACACCTGCTTCAAATAAAAAGAAACCTGTAAAAATCCCAGGAATAATAAAAATTTTTTTACTAACTTTTGCTCTAAGTAATTCCTTATTCATAAAAACCCTCCCTTAATAATTTATATGTCTATTGTACTATAAAATTTATAGTTTATCAATAATTGAACAAATATTAAAATCAACAATCTTTTTTTAAATTTTTCATTTCTTCCAATGCTTAAAAATTATATTGGCTTTCTACTTGAAACAATTTTAATAACTCTCCCATTGATTTTTAAATATTCTTGTTTTTCTATATCTATTAAAATATCATCGTATTCTTTATTATCGCTTTTTAAAATAACTATCCCTGTTTTTTCATCTACAACCATTCTTTTTATAAAACTTTCATCATCATAAGTTACAACATATATTTTATTTTTTTCATATTCAATATCATTAGGATTAACCAAAGCAAATTCTCCTTCAATAATAGTCGGCTCCATACTGTTACCCTCTATTTTTACAAAAAAACATCCATCTGGAAAATCTTCATCTAAAATAGGCATTTTATATATTTCTTGTTCTAAGTTTAAATACCCATTTCCTGCACTAGCTTTACCATATACAGGTAAATAAATGATTTTTCTCATAGCATTTTTTATTTCAAAACTTTCTTTCTTTGTATGTATTTCTATATCTTCATCTAAAAAACCCACCATTTTAAATAATTCAATTATATCTAACTTTAACGCTTTTGCTAACTTTTTTAAGTAAATAGGATTAAGTTTTCTCTTTTTACCATTTTCTATTCTTGAAATATCTGATTTATCAATATCAGTTTTCATAAGCATTTGATTGGTACTATAACCTAGTTCTTCTCTTCTATTTTTTAAAAAATTTCCAATTTCTTTTGCTTTTTCTTCTGATAATTCATAATCTTTTTCTTTCATAGTAAAAACTCCTTTTTCTTTTATTTTATAATGTTTGTTGACATTTGACAATAAAAATAAAAAAATAATTAAAAAAACAGTTGACATTTGACAACTAATATATTACAATAAGTTTGTAGATAAGAAAAATAAATTTTTTTTAAATATTAAGTTGACAATTAACAACTTAATTAAAAAACGGAGGAAAATATGAAAACAGAAAAAGAAATAAAAGCAAGAATATCAGAATTAGAAAAAGAAATATCTTTCTTAGTATCAGATGCTAAGGAAGATGAAGACAGAAACTATATAACAAATAAAAAGGCGGAACTAAAATCACTTAAATGGGTTTTAGGAGAATAGGAGGGGCTATGAAAAACTTCACACTAGAATTTACTAATCACGAATGGAACTTATACACAGAAGATAAAACAAAAGTAGGAACAGAAGTATTAAAAGTGTTCCCACAATTAAAAGATTTAAGCTACTTAGAAGATGAATATACTTCAATAGTAGCAAGTTGGGATAGTACAGAAAAAGTAGGTTATATAGATATAGAAATAACTGCTGTTCGTTCTGATAGTACTTATCCATTTAATTATAAGTATGATAATTTCAGTAAGTTTGTGGAAGCTCTAAACAACTTAGAAAATGAAATTGAAATAAATAAACTTAATGTGAATGATTGGGAATATGAAAAAGAGGATCCATACGGAAGCAGAGGATTATCAATAAAAGATTTTATATAGGAGGAGAAAATGGAAGATTTATATTTTATATCGGAAGAAACAAAAATAATATTTGGATTATGTGAACTAAATGGAAAAGCACAACTTGATTTTTTTAGAATAGATTATAGTTATTATTCAAATAAAAACAAAGCTAAAAATTGGTATGAAAAAATTAAAACTAAGTTAGAAAATTGTGAACACGGTTTTAAAGACTTGGCTATTGAAAAATTAGAAAAACTTTACAGAGGAATGGGAGGGAAAATATAAATGGCATACATAGATAGCAAGAAATTAAAAGAAGAAATAAAAAATGCTTTTGTTGATGAAAATCAAGAAGGCATTGAAGGAATTACTGCAATAGGTATAAATGGTGGATTAAATATGGTATTACAAATAATAGAAAGAATGGAAAAATAGGAGGGAAAAATGCACTGTAAGACACTTCAAAAATATTGGAATAAAATACCTTTCCCAGCTGGAATAACACTTGTTGAAGCTGTGGAAATAATAGAAAAATATATAGAAATGGAGGGAAAAAATGAAAAAGAAATTAAGAGAGCTTAGAAAGAAAAGAGAATTTGTAAAACTATGTAAGGGAGCTTTACAAAGAAATTATGTATATGGTGTATTTAACAGAAATTGTGTATTCAAAAGAAAAGCAGATAAAGTAAGTTTTAAAAAAGGAGTGAAGTTTATGGTATTAATAACTTTACCTAAAATAATTAATTCTTGTTTAAATACAAAAGTAAAAGCTAAATCAAAGAAAAGAGCTGGTAAAAATGTTATATAATGAAGATTTTAAAAAAGCAAGTTTAAGAGAAATAGTGAAGCACAAAATCAAATGGATAGTTAAAATTTTGAATTATCCATTTAAGAAATTAGAAGAAATGATGTAGGAGGGAAAGATGATTTTAAATTTCCGAACTTTAAAAGCAAGTGAAATAGATGTGAAGCCACAAACAGTAAAAGAAAATGGATTTTCTTTATTGTTATATAAAAATGCTAGGGTTGATATGGATGTCCTAGATGAAACAGTAGGACCTATGAACTGGCAAAGAAAACATAGCAGAGAAAATGCAAATTGTACTGTATCTATTTATGATGAAGATAAAAAAATATGGGTAGAAAAAGAAGATACAGGAACAGAAAGTTTTACAGAAAAAGAAAAAGGACTTGCCTCAGATAGTTTTAAAAGAGCTTGTTTTAATTGGGGAATAGGTAGAGAACTTTATACATCACCATTTATTTGGATAAGTGATAGTAAATATATTAAAAAAAATAAAGAGGGAAAATTAGCCTTAACAGATAAATTTTCAGTTAAAGAAATAACTGTTGTAGATAAAGTTATTACTGAACTTGAAATAATAGATAGTAAAGGAACAGTTGTATTTTCTACTAAATCTAAAAAAACAACTAAGAAAGAACAAGACAAGGTACAAGAATATTTGAACAGTAGAGCTGGAATGATAGAAAAATTAACTGAATATGTTACAGGAGAAAAACTTGAAAAAACTCTAAAACATTTTGGAGTAGAAGCATTTTGGCAAATGACAGATGAACAATTAAAAGAAGCTTGTCAAAAAATATTTAAAAAATAAGGAGAGAACAAATGAAATTTTATGATGTAGCAAAAGACTATATAGAAAGAATGGAATATTTAGAACAAGGTATCAATTCAGAAACAGGAGAAATGACAGATAATTCAAATCAGTTAGCAATATGGACTGATGAACTTACAAAAGATTTAAAAGATAAATCTGCTAATGTAATTGCAGTTGTCAGAAATCAAGAGCTTACTATTGAGGCTCTTGATACTGAGATAGAAAGATTAAAAGCTATGAAAGATAGCATTGAAAAGAAATTAGATAAGTTTAAATGCTATATAAAAAGTGCAATGGTTGTTAATGGTATAGAAAAGATTGAAACTCCAATAGGTAATATTAAATTTACTAAGTCAACAGCAGTTGAAATCTATGACGAAAAGTTAATAGATAAGAAATTTATTAAGATTGAAACAAAAGAAAAAATTTCAAAAACTGATATAAAAAATGCTCTAAAAGCTGGGGAAGAAGTCCAAGGCGCAAGACTTGTAGAAAACAAAAATTTAAAGATAGGATAGGAAGATAAAATGAGAAAAATTATAGAACTTGACATAATATTACCATACTATGAAGCAATGTATAAAGTTGGAAAAGAAATAATAATAAAAAGTATAAATTCAAGCAAAAATTGTAGTAACGAAGAAATTGTAAAAGAAATAAGAGAAACAAATATAAATTGTAGTGGAAATGATTATCTAATTACAACTGAAACAGGCAAAGAAATTTGGATATTTGAGGGACAACTTGGATTACAAATAATTTGGGAAAATGAAAATTAAGGAGTAAATAAAATGGAGAAATTAGGATACACAAGACAGACACAAAAACTTATATACTGGTTGCTTGATGACTTTGCTAACTTTTGGCAAGGAAATTAAGCAGGAGCAAGACCATCATTTATAGAACTTGCATACACAAAGCAACTTATGAAGGGAGAGTTTACTAAAATCTATGATGGTTTTGATACTGTTAAAAATGCTCAGGCGTTCCTAATTTCTTCAATAATAAACAAGGACAACCTAACAGTAGATGAGTTGACAGAAAATGTTATAAAGGCATTACAGAGCCTAGCAATTCAAAATGGTGGATTTAGTTTATCACTTGGAAGCCTAACTCAAAAACAAGCCAATGATTTTGTTAAGTGGCTATTTGAAATGGCTATCTATTGGGAGATACCACTTAGACAAGAAATAAGAGATTTGTTTGCTGAAGATTATCAAGATACTTTTATATGGGTAACTCTAAAAAAGAAAATATGTTGTATCTGTGGAAAGCCAGGAGAGTTACAACATTTTGATAGAGTTGGAAGCTCAGGCTATAAATCAGATACAGGGCTAAATTATAGAGTAATGTGCTTATGTAGAGAGCACCACGACGAAGCTGATAACTGTATCAGTAGGATTGATTTTATGAAAAAATATCACTTGACAGGGATATACCTAAGTCCAGAACAAGTGAAAGAATTGAAGAAAGTATATAAAGGACACTTTCAAGCATTTAAGGAGGAGTAAATGTTAAATATAAAAGTTAATAAATATGGAGTTTTTTTTGAATTAAATGGAGAAATAATAAAGCTAGACGATAAAGTTGTTGATGATTTAGCTAAAAAAATCGTTAGTTATATTTGCTATAGGGATAAGAAAGAAATTATGATTTTTAGCGATAAGGAGAAAATAGGTTTATAAACGAAGGAATAACGACTATTTCTATTTTGGAAATAGTCAGAAAATACAGAGGTTAATATGAGTAAAGATATGGAGATATTTTATAAAAAAGCTTTAAAGAAAATATTAAACTTTAAGGCTAGTGAATTGAGTACAGTTGAATTTGAACAGATAAAAAGAAATGCAGAGAAGTTAGAAGTTTATAGATTTGTGAGGAGGAAGTAATGGAATTCTTTAAAAAATTAAAAAATGGAAATTTTGAAATTAATAGAGAAACTTTAGAAGAATTATTAAAATCACATTATATGTTTCAAGCGTTGCAAGGAGCAAAAGTTGATAAGTGGGAATGGTACTATGATGCTAGAAGAAATTATTTGGAAGAAGCCTCTCTTGGTGTAGAAGAACCTTTTGAAAGTATTGATGAATTAGTAAATTTTGAAATAAATTCAATAGAATAATGGAGGAACAATGGAAAAAGAAAAGGTTTTAGAGATAGAAATAACTAAAATTAATGATGATTGGAGTGCTATAACAGTTAAAAAAATCAAAAAAGATTTTGAAGATAATGATTTGTTCGAATGGATTAATATTGGAGGAAATTATTTATATGATAGAAAAATTTTTATAAATCGTATTTATCCTCACATTCCTTTTTTAATAAGAAATGACATTATTGGACTTATTGAGGATGTCGTAAATACAGTTAATCAAAAATATGGAATACTTAAGAGATGGAAACCAAAACTTGAAGAAAGCTTTTTTATTGTTGAAAGGGTTAGGACCGAAGTTTCTTTCAAATGGGTAGTAACAGATTTAGTTTATAAAAATGACCATTGGATTGATTTTTATGCAATAAATAGTGGAAATTGTTTTAAGACTTATGAAGAAGCTGAAAAGGTAGTTTTAAAATTAGAAGAATTAGAAAAAAACTTCTGGGCTAAGGTAAGAGCAGGAGAGATTGGAGAATGAGAACAGAAACTGAAATAAATAAAATAGCTGATTGGGAGGAAGAAGATGAGAGAGATTAAATTTAGAGCTTGGCATAAAGAAAAAAAGATAATGGGAGAAGTGCTAGGTATTGATATTCTCCATAAAGAAATATTTTTTTCAAATGAAGATGTTGATTGTTATGAACATACAGATTTTAAAGATATTGAACTTATGCAATACACAGGATTAAAAGATATGAGGGAAAAAGAAATTTATGAAGGTGATATTCTTTTTGAGAGTTTTGGAGAAGAATATTTCAAAGTTGTCTTTAAAGATGGAAGTTTTAGATTAGAAACTGGAGGATGTTCTTTACCTTTGAAAGAATATTCGCATATTTGTGAAGTTGTAGGGAATATTTATGAAAATTCTGAATTGTTAGGGGAATAAAAATGAAAAAAATTCTTGATGTATGCTGTGGTAGTAAGATGTTTTGGTTTCAGAAAGAGAGAGATGACACAGTGTATATGGATAATAGAGAACTTGAAGATGTGCTATGTGATGGAAGAAAGTTAGAAATAAAGCCAGACATAGTTGCAGATTTTAGAAATATACCTTTTCCAGATAACAGTTTTAAGTTAGTAGTTTTTGACCCTCCACATTTATACAGAGTTGGAGAAAAAAGCTGGTTGGCTAAAAAGTATGGCCATCTGGGTAATAACTGGAAAGAGGATTTGAAAAAAGGTTTCAAGGAATGTTTTAGAGTTCTTGAAATTAATGGAATATTAGTTTTTAAGTGGAATGAGGAACAAATAAAACTTAATGAAATATTAAAACTAGCTGATATTAAGCCTCTTTTTGGGAATAAGAGAGCTAAGACACATTGGTTAGTATTTATGAAAGAGGAGTAGCTATGATTAAGAAATATATTAAGAAGCCTGTGGAAGTAGAAGCAATACAATTAAAAGAGGATAACATTATAGAAGTTTTTAATTTTTTAGATGACACAAATTATGAAAAAATTAAGAGTAAATTAGAATTGGATGAAATGGTATATGGAATAAAAGAACAAGGTTATATAGGAATTTCAACACTTGAAGGATATATGAAAGCTAGTTTTGGAGATTACATAATAAAAGGCATTAAAGGTGAATTTTATCCTTGTAAACCTGATATATTTCAAGCAACTTATGAGGAAGTGAGATAATGGAATTTAAAAGACCAGAAAATTTTGAAGATATATTAAAATTACAAAAACATTTAGATGAAAATTTGAATAATGTTAGAGAAAGAACGCTTAAAGATATTAAATTATCTTTAATAGCAGAAGTAATAGAGTTCAATGAAGAAACACCTGAAAGCCATAAGACTTGGAAAACTAAGCCTTACGACAAAGAAAAAGAATTAGAAGAATTTACTGATATTTGGTTTTTTCTAGCACAAATGGTTAATTTTAAATTAGAAATATCTGATAATTTTGTTGAAATAAAAAATGAAATTACAAAATTATTTGATGATAGAACAAATTTAAAATTAATTTATCAGCCTAATATAGAAAATTTAATTATGAGTGTGCTTTATGGAAATGACTTTCAAATACTCCAAAATTTAATAATTATTTCATATAATAAAGGCTACACAAAAGATGATATTCTTAATTGCTACTGGGAAAAGTGGCAAAAGAATATGAAAAGAATTGGGAAGGAGTGGAATTGATGGAAGAATTAACATACAATGCAAAAGAAGTAATGGCAATGCTTAAATGCTCTCAAGCAACAGCATATAGGACTATAAATGAAATTAATAAAAGATATTGTAAAAAGAATAAACTAGATGAAAAGGCTCTTGTAAGTGGGAAAATTAGCAAAAAACTTTTCCACGAATATTATCCTAGCAATTAAAAATTTACAAAAATTAAAAGGGGGAGTAATATTATATATGCTCTCTCTTTTTTTAAAGGAGGAAAAATGAAAAATGAAAATGGAACAGGGAGTGTATATAAGTTAAAAGGAAAAAGGAGGAAGTGTTGGGTAGCAAGAGTTACTGTGGGTTTTGTAGATGGGAAACAAAAAAGAAAAATTATAGGAACATATGAAACTAGGAAAGAAGCACAAGCAGAATTGTTAGGCTATTTGAATAATCCTGTCTTATATAGTGGAAAGACTTTTAAAGATGTAAAAGACTTATGGTATTCTAATTACTCTAAAACTGTATCTGATGTTACTTTAAGAAATGTTGGTAATCAGTTAAAAAAATTAGAAGTCTTTAATGATGAGAAAATAAAAGACTTAAAATTATATACATTGCAAAAGTTTTTTGATGATTTAGACAGTGCTTATGGCTCAAAATTAGCACTTAGAAGTGCCTTGAATATGATATTTGAATTTGCTTTAAAAAATGAGTTTATAGAAACTAATCGGATTAAATTTATTGAATTAGGAAAAAATGAAAAAGTAGTTGAAAGAAAAATTTTTACAACTGATGAAATAAACATACTCTTTGATAACTTAGATTCTGATAACAGATTTATAAAAAAAATGTCTTATGCAACTTTAATATTGATTTATACTGGTCTTAGAATAGGAGAACTGATGAATTTAAAAACTGAAGATGTAGACCTAAAAAATAATATATTATCTATCGTAGAAAGCAAGACTATTGCAGGAATTAGAAAAGTTCCAATTTCTGAAAAAATTATAAATCTTTTTAAAGACAATATAGACTATTCAAAAGAATATTTTTTGTACAATAAAAAAGGTGGTCAATATAATTATGTTAATTTCTTTCAACAATTTCAAACAATGTTGGAGCTTCTTAATTTAGAAAGACACACAATCCACGACACAAGGCATACGTTTGCTACACTTTTAAATAATGCTAATGCAAATAGTACATCTATAATTAAGTTAATAGGTCATAGTGATTTTTCAATGACAGAAAATGTTTACACTCATAAAGATATTGAAGAACTTAGAAAAGCTGTTAATTTATTAAATTAA